CCGTGAACACCGCACAGATCAACAACTACGGAATAATCACTGCCGTGACTAGTGGAACAAACTTCTACGAGTTCACCATTGCAGACGATGTTGTGGATTTCACGGTTACTGCTCCAACGGTGGCAACTGATTTCGTTTCAGTAGAGATTCTTCCACACATTCGGATCACAGGAAACGGAAACGGTTCATACGCTTTCTCGGTGATGAATTCAAGCAAGAACATAGCGTCCGCAAATGTAGTGAACGGCGGAAGAAACTACTCCAAGACTTCTGTTGAAGTTGTGAGTCAGAAAAACATAGACACAAACCACCCAAGTATTCGATCAGTGCTGTCTCCGAAAGGCGGTCACGGCAGCAACATCCTGAAGGAACTGAATGTAAAAGACATCTTGGTGATTGTTGAGATCACGGAACAGGACGCAGAAACGATCATCAGCGGTGGCTCGTACAGGCAGTTCGGCATAATCAAGAATCCACTGCTGAATGACGGGACTTTCACGGTTGCAGGAAAAGAGAGTCTATACTACCGAGACATCACTCTCATTCCAGAGAGCGGAATCGTTGATCCAGCAATATTTGATTCTACAAATGTAAATCTTATCGTGGGAGCAGAATCCTACTCTGCTGCAAAGGTTTCTTTGGTGAAAGCAACAAGTGCCACCACGATCACCTTGAAGACATTGAACTCATCGGGTCAGTTCATTACCAAACAAGACAGAAACAACGATTATGTGCTTACTCTCACTACTGCTCCTTCAGAAAACTTCATTACGGGAGAGATAGTTACTCAAACTGTTCCTGCTGGAACACTATTGTCATCAGGCGTTCAATACGGCTATGATCTTGTTGCAAAGGGACGAGTTTTGTCTGTTAATTCCAGTGGAACACAACTAACAGTCAGACTTATAACGGACGGAAACTTTGTGAGTGGGGTGGCTGTTGAGGGCGAGCAGTCGCTTGCCAGTGTAACCGTGTCTGCTGTTGCACCACGATACGGAGAGTATGTGTGGGTTACAAACAGAAGTATCAGTGGAACACCGCAGTTTGTGGTGAGCGGGGTAAACGATACCCTGTACAAGGTAGTGGATGTGGGTCAAGCATATTTTGATTTGGACAACACGCCTTCGTATCGCGGACTCCATGTTCTTGAACTTTCGACCAGTGTCAGTGCAATAACCGCAGGGATGGATACAACTAGTTCTGCTCTTACGCCAAACTCGTACTCTAGTGGAGATGTGGTGCATCAGGGTGTCACAGGACAGTTTGGACACTACGCTACAGGGATGGTGTACAACTGGGAATTCGTGAATGATTCATACGGAAAACTGTATCTCACCGATGTTGTGGGATCTTTCAAGAGCGTTGAAACAGATGGTTTGACTGGAACGCAGTTGGGTGCGTATATTGTTGCTGCTGTTCAGGAACCTGAGATAGACCGATCCTCTGGAGAGGTCTTATACATAAACAATGTGCGACCCATTCAGCGAATCTACGCACAAGAAGAAGAATTCAGGCTCCGACTAGGCTTCTAAGAGGGACACATGGCATACGACCCACGAATTTTCAACATCAATCCGTACTATGACGACTTTGATGCAGACAAGGGGTTTCTGCGGGTTCTCTTCAAGCCTGGCTACGCACTCCAAGCCCGTGAACTAACGCAACTACAGACCATTCTTCAGGATCAGGTGTCCAAGATTGGCGACCACCTGTTCAAGGACGGTTCGCGTATTGTGGGAGGCGGCATCAGTGTTCGCAACTCCTCATATGTCCGCGTTTCTGTTGGCGCAGACACAGCACTAGAAGGCATCATCGACTACAGCACTCTGGTCGGTGGGCTACTTGTTTCGGGTACAACTACTGCTAAAGTGGTTCACTTTATTGCGCCAGATCCAGACACCGACAACTACCTTGTGCTTGTGGTTGACTATGTTTCGGGTTCTGCTCTCGGCAACTCATTCAACTTCCAAAAAGATTCCACCACTCTCACGGGTCTGGCTGTTCCTTCGGTTGCGTACAGCACGGCTGGCAACTGCAAGTTGGTTTCGGTTGCAGACGGAATATTCTACATTGACGGATTCTTTGTTCGCGTTGACTCGCAGTACTTTACTCCGTATGTGGAACAGACCTCGTACAGAGATTTGGAGATGTCTGCTTTCTCGCAACTGTCGAAGAAGATCGGATTCTCTGTTTCGCGTGATTCGGTTACCGAGCAGGAAGACTCCACTCTACGAGATCCTGCAATCGGATCGTATAACTACAACGCGCCTGGTGCTGACCGCTACAAGATTGTGTTGAGCCTGTCGCAGGCTGAACTCACCGAAACCCCGAACGATTTCGTTGAACTTCTGCGATTCGAGGGTGGGCGGGTAACCAAGAAGGTGGATCGTGTCACCTATGGAGACATCGAAAACGCTCTTGCCCGCAGAACATACGACCAGTCGGGTTCGTATACGGTCAAGCCGTTCGACATCAGTCTCAACCCACAAGACTCGTCTAATCTTTCACTTTCGCTTGGACGGGGCAAAGCGTATGTGTTTGGATACGAAGTAGAGAATGTTCATCCACAGACACTTTCTCTGCCCAAAGCACAGACCACGCAGACGGAGAGCGGACTGGTTTTCCAATATGCTGTAGGAAACTACATGGGCGTGTGTGCTGGTGCTGGTACAGGAAATCCTGATTACAGCGATTCGTTCTCTACGAACATCGTTACGATTGGATCAGGTTCTGCCAGTGTGGTGTTCAGAAATGCCGCAAACGCTACGATTGCCACTTGCCGTGTTCACGGAGCGTTGCCGACACCTGAACGCGCTTACGCGGGTGGAGCAACGGGTTACCACTATAGACTGTACTTCTACGGATTGAGCGGCAACCCTGTCAACGCCACAAAAGGCAACATCTACAACGCAAGCGGAGTCACTATTGGCTCGTTCTTGCCACAGACGGGAACGCAGTTCGGGGCTGTTCAGGGTGCAGACGATTCTTCTCTGGTGTATGAACTGAAGCCTGGCTACGCTGTTGACAGCGTGTCTTCGTTGAAGGTGCATGGAAAAATCATTGGTGATGTGGCAATCCCAGTCACGGTTTCCCACAACTCTGGCACGAACCGAACCTCTTACACCATCAGCAAGTCCCATTTTGCTGGCACCATTTCAACATCGAATGACAGCGTGTACAAGTTCTTCAACTACGGAACTTCGAACACCAACTTTTCGGACATTTCTCAAATATCGTTCCTGCGTAGCAACTCTATTGCGTATACGCCAAACAATGGAACGCTTTCGGTCAGTGCTGATCTGAACACCATAACTCTGACCGATGTTTTAAGTGCTGGTGCTGGGTTTACTGGAACAGGAGGCTCGCTTATTGCTGCTGTGCCTGTTGTGTACACGCCAACCATTAGTGATACAAACACCTACAGAACAAAGACTTCAACCACCACAACACAGACATTTACTTCGACTGCTCCTGTCACAGACGAGAATGGTCGCAAGTATTTTGCGCTGAATCACACCGATGTGTACTCTGTTTCGACTGTTACCTTTTCTACTGGCAGTCCTGCTGTGGTAACGGATGTAACTGAACTTTTTGAACTTGATGACGGTCAGCGTGAAGCGTTCTACGATGTTGGGCGGTTGTATATCAAAGAATCCGAGGTGAACAACACCATTTTCACCACAACCGCGAGAACGCTCACGGTTTCGTATTTGCACTTTACCCACGGCGGTCTTGCGTCTGCTCCGTTCATCGGCAAGCATTCGTATGTGCATTCAGGAAATCCTGGATTCGAATACGCAAAGATTCCCCTGTACACCAATCCTCGTACAGGCAAGACGGTATCGCTTGCAAACTGCTTGGATTTCCGCCGCAGTTCAGCCACAAGCACCACCCCGATGATCAAGCCATACGGCAGTCCTGAACTGTCTTCGGCTCAAGCCACAGAGGTTTCGTACTCGCACTACTTGCCCAGAATCGACAAGTTGTGTGTAAAGGCTGATCCTGAAGACGGATCTCCTCTGTTCTACACCATCAGCGGCAAGCCAGACCTGTCTCCCACAGCACCGCCTGATCCTGCTGACGGACTTGTGCTTGCTACTCTTACGGTTCCTGCATTCACACACAACCCCACCGATGTGGTCATCACGCCTGTTGAAAGCAAGCGGTTCACTATGGCTGACATCGGAAAGATTGAGAAGCGGGTTGATGAGGTTGAGGTGTTTGCCAAACTGTCTCTGTCTGAAGCAGAACTTGAGGCTCGTTCGCTCAAAGCAACTGCATCTGCTACGGAACCACTGAAGACCTCCATCTTCTCCGATGAGTTCTATGGACACTCCGTTGCCGATGTTGGTGACGGTCAGTTCCAGTGTTCTATTGACTACGAGCGCGGCGAACTGCGTCCGTTCTTCCGAACAGAAAACATCAATCTCGCCACACAAACAGTCAGCGGAACCACTGTATCGGCTGATGGACTGGTTACTCTTGACTACTCGGCTGTTTCGTATATTCAGAACAGCCAGTACACCAAGCGCATCAAGATCAATCCTTCGAACACGGTGAACTGGCTCGGATTCATGAATCTCAGCACATCGGTCGAACCCAACTACGATACAGGGTATCGACCTGTCGTAAAGACCAATGCACTAAAGGAAAACGACAACTGGATTTCCTGCAACACCGACAACGACAGAGGTTTCGGTACACAGTGGAACGAGTGGGAAAGCCTGTGGACAGGAATCGAAGTTGTTGAAGAGGAGCAAGACGACATTCAGCGCAGAATCGTTGAACTGCCCCACAGCAGTTCTGATTCGGCTATTCCTTCGGTGAACAGCGGAAATGTGCGTGTTGGTATCTCTAGAACGGTTGATTCGATTGATCAGAAGAACAGCAACTACATTCGCACAAAGAAACTGAAGAATCGCATCAAGGAAAGCGTTGAGTCGCGCACCATTGACCGCAGCGTTGTGCCTTACATTCCAGTAAACACATCCGTGACTGCACAGGTTTACGGTCTGAAGCCCAATGCAACAGGTTTGTCTCTCTATTTTGACGGACAGCCAATCAAGACAGGCATTGCTACCGATGCAAACGGTTCATGCACGGTGAACTTTGGAATCAGCGCGGGAACCTATCTTGCGGGAAGCAAGAGTGTTCGTATTTCTGACTCTGCTGACACGGCTAACTCCACCATATCTGCCGAGGCGGTGTATCACTGCACGGGTGTGCTTCAGCAGCGGGATTCGGGATGCTTCTCCACCCGTCCCGCTGAACTGCGCCGTCAAAGCACCAGCAGCGAAACCATTTCCAAAGACCCGTTCAATCGGGAAGTGGATGTGGTTGAAACCTCGCACTGGAGTGATCCACTCTGCCAGACATTCTTCGTGGATCGTAAGACGAATCCCAGCGGAGTGTTCCTGAACAGCGTTTCCCTGTACTTTGCGTCCAAGGACAGCACTCTTCCTGTGACTGTTCAGATTCGTCCCACCGTTTCGGGATATCCTTCTCCTTCGGTGGTGATTCCGTTCAGCACAGTCACGAAACTTCCTGCTGATGTGAACGCGGATAATACCGCTCCAACCGAAACGGAGTTCGTGTTCAGCAGCCCTGTGTATCTTGAGCCAGGCGAGTACGCCATATGCGTGTTGGCAAACAGCGATGGTTACGAGTTGTTCGCTGCGGACTCTTCAATCAATGGTTTTGCGAATGAAGACGCTACCATTGGTCGCGCTGGCAACAATCAGTTGGTTGGAACCCTGTTTACCCCACAGGGAATCGGACCAGCAGTAGAGGACAATGTTACCGATCTCATGTTCTCGGTGAAGCGGTGCGAGTTCGTCAGCAACGGCTTCCTGAACTACGCATCGGTTACTTCGGCAACAAGCGCACAGGTGCTGAAGTTCTATGCTCCTGAAATCGTTCCCGATGGAACAGCCATGACTCGCACTGTTGGCAGCGGTTCGGTTTCGGTGAACTTCTTGAACAACGAGTCCCTGTACATGAACACTCTGTTGAGCGGAACCCCCACTCTCCGATATACCATGACCCGAGGCGCAAACACTGCCGTGAGTCCCGTGGTGGACATCTCTGCGATGTACAAGGTTGCAGTAAAGATGTTCTCTACGGGAAGCAGCACACAGTCCCGCTACATCTCTCGCGTGGTGGAGTTGCCAGAAGACCTGGCTTCCAACGGTCTGGCTGTGTTCGTGGATTCTAATATTCCAACAGGCGCATCCATTTCGGTGTACTACAGATACAGCGTGAACGGTGAAGCAGACATCTTCACGAAGCCGTGGAGAGCAGCCACCCGCGTGACTCCTGCATTCACCAGTTCAAGTGAAATAGACTTCCGAGAGGTATATTTCAGAGCAGCACCCACCACAGATCAGTTCAAATCGTATCAGATTCGTGTGGATCTTGTGGTGTCGGCAGCAAATCCCACTTATTTCAAAACCCCATCGGCTCGCAACATCCGAACCGTGAGTTTCATACAATGAGCAGATACACGCGGGACATGAGAAACGGCTCTGTTTTGTTCATAGATAAGCGGGTAGTAGACGAGTACAAGCAGAAAAAGAGTGTAGAGAATGAAGTGCAGTCCCTGCGCGATGAGATAAATATCTTGAAGGCGGAAATGGAAACGCTGAAGTCCCTTTTGACCAAACCGAGCAACTAACCTATGGCAGCAAGCACAGGACCAGACAGCAATCTGTATCAGATCCCCGAAGTTGAACTAGGGGATACTTTCAATGTTTGGCGTGACACCACGAACACGCAGACCTACAAACTGAACAAGATGAAGGTGTATGACGGCGTTAGTTCGTCGTCAATCACCCTGACGCTTGCTGATGGCGGTACTCTAACAGCGGAACTTGCCGACAATGTTGGCAAGGGCGTAACCTTCCTGAATCCTGTAGTGTTTAGCAGTGGTGTCACATTCAATGGAGATGTGACATTCAACGCTTCCACTTTCACGGTGAACGCAAATGCCGTGACGATTGATGATTACGCAATAGTTCTAGGCGATACGGCAGCAGCAAGCGATGTCAACATCAATACCGCTGGCGGCGGTGGTATGTACATCAAGCGCGGCGGCGGTGCGACCGCAGAGTGGATATGGAAGACGAACTTTGTGTACGGCGTGACGGGTGTCTGGCAGTCTAATGCTCACATTGGTTTCAGTGGAGCCACTTTTGGTCTGTATCCAAATCTTGGTGGTACGCTGCCTGTTCACGGCACTGGCATTCTGTTGGACGGTGGAGCAACAGGACAGCACGGACTTTTGGTCAATCTGACCAGCACTGGAGTGAATGGACTCACATCAAACCGAACAATACAGTTCTCACGATACTCGCCCACAGGTTCTACTGCGTTTATTGAAGTATTGAGCGGAACAACTTATGGAACCCGTCCATTTGTAAACATCAAAGATGGCGTAAACCGCAAGATTGTTTCAACGGTTTCTCCTCACGGATTTGCTTTCGGTACTCCTGTGCGCTTTGACGGCAGCAACTATGTTGGTGCTATTGCCACCAATGCTCAGGCTGCGGAAGTGATTGGAATCGTGTCTTCTGTGATAGACGCACACACATTCGAACTCACATTCAACGGAGAAATCTTTGGAGATTTCACCACCGTAAATGGCGGTTCGGCTCTCAATCCTGGATCCACTTACTACCTGTCTCCATACACAACAGGACGAGTCACGCCGATTCAGCCAACGGCTTCTGGTAGCGTACACAAAGCACTGTTCATCGCCACTTCGTCCACCTCTGCGGTAGTGATTCCGTTTACTGGTGGGGTTCTGACAGATTCAATCATTCTTGCGGGATCATCATCGGTTTCAACGCGAATCGCACAGGCAAACAAGTTCTCGGTTGGAGATATTGTACGGTTCAAGGCTTATAGCCCTGGTGTCACCCTTGAATATGTTTGGAACGGTGTTGGCGACACTTATGGCGAGTATCACGATCACGGAATCTATGTAAAGGCACAGGCTGATTCGGCTGAAGAGGCTGAAGTAGCAGGCATGGTGATTGGGTTTGAAGGATTCGGGACTACTGGTGACTCGGGATACGAAACCAACACAGGATTCAACATCCTGATGGACGGATTCTTTGATGTCTCTGGTGCTTCCATGTCAAGTCTTACACCAGGAACGGTGTACTACCTGAACAGCGGATGTGCAGGAACGACTGGTTCGTTTGAGAGTTCCACAGTCTCGTATTCCACTTCTGCGCCGACCGTTGTAGGACAGGTACGCAAGCCCATGTTCATGGCAACTGCTCCCAAAGCAGGGTATCTGTTCTCGTATCGCGGCGACATTCGTACAGAGACACCAATCGAAGGCGCGAGTGCAGATGTGACCCGTCTGCTTGTGAATGATATTCGTGACGGCTTCAGCGGTGATCTGCGGGTCGGTGTGTACAACGGCAGCAGCAACGGCAGAGAAGCCATTCGGATTGCCGCTGGTTCGGTGAACTTCAACGAAACCCGTGGTGCCACTGCTGGATATGTGGGCATCGGAAACGGCAGCAGTTGGAGTCAGTGGAACAGCGGTAACGACACGCAGAACCGCATCATGACCGAACTTGATGTGGACGGCACGATTCGCTTGGGCAAGACTCTTGCAAGTACTCCTCAAGGACAGGATCTACTGGTTGTCCGAAACACGGGTGATGCTGTCAGCGGAACCACGATGGAGTCTCGTTTCGTGATCGGAACAGACTACAGCAATGCAAACCTGGTTCTTGGTCGCGGTGTTCGTCCGAAGCGCAGCGGTGCAGGATTCATCAGCAGCCTCGCGGGAACGCAGAATCGCGCTGCTCTTGTGCTTGGAATCAGCGGAGCGGATGGCACGGTGCTGCGTTGGGGACAAGTAAGCAATTCCAGTGTGGGACTAGGCAGCAATGTCACTCTCACCGATGTGTTCTCCATCGTTGGAACACAGGCAAAACTAACTGGAAGCCTTGATGTTAGCGGTGGGGTGACTTGCTCTGCGTTGGCTTCCAATAAGTTCAGGCTTAATGGTACTAATTCTGAAGATTTTGTGGTTCGTAAAGCCAGTTTGAATATGGTTACAGATTTCGCCAGTGGCGGATGGGCGCGGGGTGTTCACTGGCTTACTTCAGAAAGCGATCTTAGTGATGGCTTACAGGGAGCAACTCACGCCGCAGGGATGGGTCTTCTTGGGGCTGCTTCTACCCCCTCACTTCTGTACTTTGCTTTCGGTAATAGTCCTTGGTCTAATACAAACGGACTGTACATACTGCCTTCAGGTAATGTGGGTGTTGGAACGATTAGTCCTACTTCCAGACTGGATGTGAACGGAGAGGTCAAAGCCACTTCCGTGACGGCAGCCACTTCCATCACAATCAATACTGCAACAATGTCTACTCCAAACGGATCTGCTCCGCTGTTTGCGGCGCGGGCATGGGGTCGATTTATTGGTGCTGGCACTTCCAATCCAACAGGAGTTGTGGGAGGAAACATTGCTAGTATCGTCAGAGCGGCTCTTGGAATCTATACTGTTACCTTTACTACCCCGATGCCAAACACATCCTATTCGATAGTTTGCATTGGAACGAATGCAGATTCTGGACAAGGCGGCATTTATCCAGCACAGACAACAAAGACTGCTGCTTCCTTCCAACTAAAACACAGTCACATATCCACGGGTGCGCCATCCGATATTTCAAATCCACAAGAAGCATTTTTTGCCGTGTTTGCCTAACGCGAACGAACACACACAGGAAATAACATGGGATCATCACTCATACTACAGGGCGGCGCAGCAGTAGCAAAGACACTGCAAGAAACCATCACCCAAACTGGACACGGATTCGCAGAGGGTGATGTTCTGCGTTGGAGCAACACACTCAATGCGTACACGAAGGCACAGGCTAACACTGCACTGAACGCCGAAGTCGCAGGGGTTGTGAGTGAATACATTGACGAAAACACTTTCAAGATTACCTATCACGGCTACATTGAAATAGCCGCTTTCTCGGCACGCACAGATCCCGTCATGTTCCTGTCCGCAGACACCGCAGGCGGACTCACGGGTGCGCCCCCGAGCGCGGTGGGTACGGTGGTGAAGCCTGTTCTCACAAAGAACACGAACAGCACGGGTTACTTGGTGATGAACTATCTTGGAACGCAGATCGGCGGATCATCCACCGTTGCGGTGGACGAGATTCAGCCTGTCGGCACGATCATGCCGTTTGCAGGAACAGTCATTCCCGACACATGGCTTGAGTGTGACGGCGGATCTTACGGCATCACCGACTATCCTGAACTGTATGAAAAACTGCTGTATGCAGACGGAGAACGCGCTCCGCTTTACGGTTATGTGGTTGAGTTGGGCATGAACAATTCTGCGAGTGGTTACTACTCCAACCTCGCGGTAGGAAACATACTGCTGTTTAGTGGAAGCGGAACGCCCACTGCTACATCATACGATGCAGCAGGATTGGTGGTTTCCAAGACTGCTCCGAGCATAGCAAGCCCTGGCGCGTATCCTGTCACTGTAAAGATTCTTCCAAAGTACGACAGCGGCACCAAAAAGTTTCAGTTTCCGAACTTCGTAGTAACAACGAATACAGGTATTGTTGCGTTCACTGACTACACACTCGCTACGAAAGTGACTGGTTCGGTAAATGCCCACTCTTCGAACTCTATATCAATAAACAAGTTCCTGACTCCCGATCTTCGTGGGCGGTTCTTGCTTGGTGTGAATCCTACTGCAATAGGAGAGACTGAAGGCGACACCACCTTTATCTCTTCCACGGGACAGTACACGATGGCAAGCATCGGCGGCGAAGAACTGCACACACTCACGACAGGTGAGATGCCTGCACACAACCACAGTGCAAGCACCAACAGCACTGGAGCGCACACCCACACCGCACAGAGTGCTGGAGCGCACCGCCACAAACTGTTTGCTGATACCGCATTGAGTAATGATGCTGCCGCACAAGTCACTGCTACAGGATTTGCCGCAGTAACACTTCAGGAAAGCGGCGCACCTCTAAACTACGATATCAAAAATACTACTGTAAGTGCATCACTTGGTCAATCTAGTGCTGAAGGCGACCACACCCACACAACAGACTCACAGGGCAGTCACTCCCACACAGTAACAGTCGGAAACAGCGGCTCTAACACCGCCCACAACAATATGCCCCCGTACCTCGCGGTGCGGTACATCATCAAGGCAAAGCCGTACACCCGTGCTGCCATTATTGACGGCATCGACCTGCCGTACAACAGCCTGCTTGTGCGCGACCTGCGGACGCGGAATGTGGGCGGCTCCAACGCCAGTCTGTCTCTGTACACCAACACCAGCGGGGACAGCGGCAACGGTACGGAACGAGTTCGCGTTTCGGGAGTAGATGGTGCGGTTCACATTAATCCCTTTGATTTTCCAAATTCTACTGCGGAAGGCACGATTGACCGATACGCCGCAGGACAAAGTACTTTGATTGTTGGAAGTACTGCTGGAACGAGATACGGTCCTTTGATGGCTGTCAGTAGAGATCAGAATCTCACTGCTGGCGTAACACTGGCTGCTTTCTGGGCACTCAATTCTGCTGGTGACCCATCGGACAGTCCTGCTGGAACGAGAAGACCGCGATTGTGGATTCGCGCTAATTCCGAAGGAATAGTGCTGCACGAATCGTATAACCACGGTGCAAATAATTTGATGTTTGAGGTTGGAGGACAAGGCAATGAAATTATGCGATTGTCCGCCAATAAATCTGTCGGAATCGGAAACTCTACTCTAAACGCTCGTCTGTGTGTTGGCAGCGGTGAATATGATTCACAAAAAGACTATTGCGCGAACTTTACATCAGACAGCAATGACGGTGGTTGGGGTGGAATTGTTTTCAGTCAGAATTCCACAAACGGCTTCAAGATGTGGACGCAGGGAACAGGAAACTCCACGACGGGCAACAACCTTTTGAGAATTTCTCTCATACGGATCAGTGATGGTGCGTATCTTGATGGTCGAACAGAAACCTCTCCTCACTTTGAATTGAGTGGAGCAGGAACGCTTAAACTGAACGGAACGCTTGTGTCCACATCTGATGCACGGGTGAAAACGGACATTGTTACAGTGGATGGCGCACTGGAAAAAGTTTTGAACATGAACGGAGTTTACTACAGAAGAACTGATACGCAGTCGGACAAGCGATGCGTGGGCGTGATCGCGCAGAATGTTCGAGAACATCTTCCTGAAGTTGTGGAAGAAAGTAATGACGGGATGCTTTCTGTTTCTTATGGAAACATGGTTGGTGTGCTGCTGGAAGCGATAAAGGAACTCCACTCCAAGGTCGAATCGCAGTCCAAAGAAATTTCTGAACTACGAAACCGCATACAGTAATCACCTAAATACACACATATGGCATACTCAGCACTACCCATCCCAAGCGTTCCGAATCTCCGTGCAATCGACACGGACACCTATATCTACATCTCCCCACCAGACAACGGATTGGGCAAGACAGGATCTGCGACTGGATGGACAGGCTTGACATGGGGCAACGATACGAGTGGTGATGGAACGCTGGCAAAGCCGTTTGCCACGCTGAAGCGAGCATGGCAAGCCGCACAGGAGTATCTGATTCAGGGTGATGCCACGCTGTACATTCAGTTTCAAAAAGGCATCTACGGATACACCTACGATGCAAACACCGTCAGCACCAATCCATTCCCCGACAACCTGTTCCACCCACAGGGGGATCGGGTTGTTATTCAGGGCGATCCTGCGGGACTGAAGCAGAGATACCTGTATCGGGTTTCCAACTATTCTTGGGATCTGTCCCGTTGGACACACTACGGTCACACAGGCACGGTGAACCTGTGGCGAGCGCAACACGCATACGGCGAAACCGCTTCTAGCGGAAACGGAAACACCGCACACGGATTCACGGCGGAAGACAACTTCGGGTATGTGGCAATTTCGAATGCTGCTATGGGTGTTGCCTACAATCGCACATACCAAGATCCGTATAACGGAGTGCATTCTGGCAGCAAGTATCAGTATGCACACAACTGGGGTCGCGCCCACTTCAACCACGGGCTGTCCTACGAAGAAGCCACTGCCATCACTGGTCTTGCTCGTATCGAAGACGCATCCACGAACCAGTTCGATCTGCGTCTGCAATTCAAGAATATGAATATTGACGGCAGAATACACACCTATCCGATGGGATCGGCTGTGGTGAATGGACGAATCGCGCCAGGACTCGGAACAGGATTGTCTTACGGCGGCATAGACAGCAACTATCCCGAGCCACAGTACGCTGTTCCAAACGGATTCTATGGACCGACATTTGGCGTGAAGGCAAACAACGCGCAGGTTACTCCTGCTTGGGCAACAGACAATGTGGTGTCTTATGGAGTGAATCCCGCTCGGTCGGTGAATGTGACATATCCAAGCAGAAACGGTGGCGAAGTTCATGTAACGGACGATCCACACATCTTGTCGAACTATCCCGTTGTCATCAAGGTGTATTCTGCGAACGCCAATAGCGAGAACTCCAAGCCTGTTCCGTTTGTACTAGACGGGTGTCGCATTCGCTCCATCCGAAACCTCATGCTTGTGAATGGAGATATTGAGGGCAAGTCATACACTCAACTGAACACGGGTGCGACTCTTGCTCCTGCAAACGGATTGCAAGGACTTCGAACCATTGGTGGTGACGGAAGTCGTACTTTTGCGCGGCAGTGCATGACTCTTCGTCGTGGAGCGCAAGCATCCATCCGCCATCTCGGTATGTTGGGGTGGGGAAACGGAAGAAGCAACAACTGCTCCGTGGTTCTCACCGATGCCTCTGTTCTGCTTACCGATCCGTGTGTTGACGCATCAGACTACATGACGAGTCTATACGGCAGCGGAGTTTTGAACGATAATGTTATAGCAGAACTTGGACGGCTTCTGAACACACCCGTGCTAATGATTTCGCACGGTGGAGGTGTTTCGGTTAGCAGCGGATCGGTGCTTCGCCTGTGTCATTTTGACTCCTCTGGTCAGGATCAACTCCCGAAAAACACTCATGATACGGATCAGAGTTCGTGGATACAGACCTGTTGGAGCAGCGGATTGTCTGTGAATGGAATAGGAGCAAAAGCCGTTCTGGGCAGCACCACCATCATGAACCATACCGCTATTCCAGGCACATATCGCCTGAATATGTCGCTGCCCGTGCTGCCAGGCATGAGTGCATTCGGTGGCAGCACGGGAATGTTCATGTCTCCTGATGTGTTCGGAAACCCCAACGGAAAGGGCGTTACCTACAACAGCATCGTGGGCTACAAGACAACTGCGGGAGGCAGGATTCCGTTCTGCCGCATAAACAAAATCAGCAGCGGCGGAACATTTGCCACAAGCACAAGAACACCCATCACATGGAGTGGCGGACTGTCTCCCTCATACAACGAAATAATATCTCTGACGGGTCTGAAGGTGCATTCTCCTGGCATGGATCTTTCAGAAGCCTTGAGATCGTTCATCGACACCGTTTCAGGAGCAACGGTGGAGTTCTTTGCGTATCACGATGGAGCCGATGGAGTCACGGTTCCCAATCAGTATCTTGGAATCGGCAAGGGCGGGGTTCAGATTCGTGTCCCTGGTGGAGTTACTTACATCGGGACTACTGATACTCTAAACTTTGGATTCACCTATGCATTCGGTGGCATGACAAGCGAGGCTGGCAGAGAAGATCCGATCTCTCTGTATGACTACAACGATAATGCCTATCCAACTGTATTTGTATCTGACGAAGCACAGTTGGAGGTTGTGGGCAACTTCAGTTTAAGCGGTAAAACCTATGTTCCTCTTCATGTGTATCAGAGCGCACAGTTCAACCAGACGCACGGAAATCTCGCTATCAGAGATTATGTGCATAGTGGAGTGTTGTGTGAGTGGGGATCTCGGTTCGTGTACTTTCATACACCATGCATGATAATCACAAAGCACCCTGTTGCATACGGCATCGGTTCTTCGAGTGATCCTTTCAGTAATTATGGATACGGAATGAACGCCCGTTTCGGGTCAACCATAGCAATCAGGGGATTGGTTACACAGATAGGAATGCCCTTTTCGAATCACGGAACAGCGAACGAAGCGGGAGGGCTTGTTGGATTCATGGCGGATGGGGAAACATCATCTCCTGCCTATGACGCATATTTCAACACAGACGATGGAAGCAATCTCATGTTCACCGTAGCAGAGAATTCCACCATGAGACTTTCTGGTAATAGAATTAGTATTCCCCATACACTTTCGTGGGATGGTGGCATAGGAAAAGAGAGTTCTATTGAAGAAATTCATATGGGAAAAGCAAGCAGAGCCTCTTCTCTTACTGGTATTGGTTCGCTCCGTCACATATGGAATCCTTCGATGGGGTTTGGCTCAACTCCCATTAAGGTGGGAATCATGACTCGCGCTCCATACGGAAACGCTACCACATCGACAAGCAAGCAGTGGCTATACAACGCTCCACGAGGAGCCACTTTGTGGTTCTCTACTGGTGCAACAGGATGGATCGGCAGTGCTGCCTCATCAACGGCTACCAACAATTATGCATTCATGAATAGTGTGGTCTATGGTGGTGGTGAACTAGCACGCATATTCACCCAACCACAGAGGGCAGCAGCGTATACAGCAAATCCACCAGGCTACAGCGGTCCCGCAATACGCACAAGCAACACGATGACCGTGAATGACTACTACTGATACGCGATCACAGGAGAACCGATGTCTATTAAAAAACTGCTTGTACTAGACTCTGATGGACGGGTGATCAACCTTCAAACAGGCTTTGACCCTTCCAACTATGCACTGTCATCATATGAAGGTGTTCGAACAGTTGTCGTGGACGAGGGATTGAGCGATACGGTGGTTTCTTATACCACGCAAACGGTTTTTGATACGGGAAATCCAGACGAGAGAACCGTCACCAGCACTCCTGTTTCGGTTTCGGTGAATCCGTTTACTGAACAGGTTCTCACTGGCACGATGTTTGGAAAGTTTGAACTGAACGAAGAGATAGTGCAGTCCACTATTCTGCCTGTGATCGTGAACAACTATGTGGTTGGTGGCGTGACCCAAAGCGATTTCGTTCCAACGGTTGGCAGCATTGGCGTGTCTGGTGGTATCGGCGTTCGTGCGGCACAGTTCCGTGGCACATACAACGACCTGTCCTCGCAAAAAGCAGCAGGCATTCAGTTGCCCCCGTTCACCACATCCGCAAGTACTCCTTATGTCCTCATAGAGGGATGGCTGTATTTCGAAAGCACTCCAACAGGATATGACCACATCATTCTTACGCGGAGTGCTGACGGCGTAAACAACAGCACAAATGATTCTTTCCGTTTGGAATACGACACATCATCGAATCAGATTCAGTTCCACTATTCCGATTCGAGTTACGCTTCTGCTGGTTACCGTGGAATCGTCAATGTGTCTCCATCGGGCATCACTCTGAACGAATGGAATCACTTTGCGATTGCGTGGTCTACTCAAGGTGGATCAGCAGCAATCAAGACCTATTGGAACGGCACTTCTCTGTATTCGGCATCGGGATTCACGGGTCATCTGCGCGATAGCACCGCTCCTCTCATGGTGGGAAGCGGAGCATCAGGCGATTATCCCCTGAAGGGTTGGATGGAAGATGTTCATATCCGCATGGGTGGTGTCACTCTTGCGTTGGCTGATTACGCCTTGCTTGGTTCCACTGCTGCAAATCCATACGAAGAAGAGTTTGCTGGTG